ACCGTGGTCCTGCCGGCTGGTTGGTACGCACTACCGAAGAACTGATATGGGAACTCCACTCACAGGCAGTAGCGTCGCATCGACATACACTGGCCTACTAAAAAGCTCCGACAACTCCGCGCTGACCTCGGTCCTCAAAGCCGTTGGAGATGGCAGCGGCATCGATTCCGCGCTCCAGCTATCGACCTCCGCGGTCAATACCACCGGTGACTTCAGCGTCGGGTCCAACAAGCTCACGGTGGCCGCGGCAAGCGGTAACACGGTCGTCGGTGGTACCCTCACCGTAACCGGCGCAACAAGCCTCAGCGGCAATCTGGCGATCCCCGGTAACCTCTCGGTGACCGGCACCTCCACGCTGACCGGTGCCACAAGCGTCGCCAGCACCCTCGGTGTAACCGGAGCCACCTCACTCTCAAGCGTCTCTACCAGCGGAGCCGCTGTCGTCGGGACCACTCTCAATGTCACGGGACTTTCTACGTTGGCCAGCTTGGGTGTCACGGGAGCGACTACGCTGGCAAGCGTTGGAGTGACCGGAGCGGCCACGGTTGGGACCACTTTGGATGTAACCGGTGCAGCTACACTCTCCAACAACCTGACCGTCACCGGCAATGCTACGGTCAACGGCAACACTACGATCGGAAACCTCGGCACCGATCTCCTGACGATCAACGCCAACGAGGTCACGCTTCCCAACTTGACCAATGTCACGGTCGATCTGGCCAACGACAAGGTGCTGATCACCGATTTCAGTGATTCCAGCAGGTTGAAGTCGGTTGCTGCCAACTCTTTTCTTAGTGCCGCAAACGCTCCGCAGATCAAGCAAACTCTTTACCAAGACTCCACAGCGGGTGGAAGTCCGTTTGTTGCCACAAGTTCCGGATCTGGAACAGAGATCACGGTACTTACCACTACGATTACCCCTAGGTCTACTGCTTCAACGGTGCTGGTTACGATAGCCGTAAATTACTCTGGAACTAATATACAATTTGGAGCATTTAGGATAACTCGCAATGGAACAGAGATTGGATCAAATAACATTGGGTCTAATTTATACGGCATTGCTCCTTTTACAGGAATTGGGCCTTACAGCTCTGAATTCTTTAATAGCCAGTTTATTCAGATTCTTGATTCACCAGCATCCGCAACTGCTGTTACTTACAAGATTCACTTGTACGCAACTGGCCCAACAACATTCCCATCAATGTGGGTTAATAAAACATATCAAGATGTTTTAAGTGGATCTAACTCATCTTCAGCCGCCCGAGTCAGCTCCTCGATGATCTTGCAAGAGTACTTCGCATGAAACCCTCTGAAGTAGCCCAAGCGGCCTGCGACAAGCTCTCCTTCACCGACGCGAACACCCTCGCGTTGGCCAAGAAGTTCTGCATCCGCCGCTACTCCATGATCTGGGATTCGTGCCTCTGGAACGATACCCTCGGCGTCATCTCCCGCTCAGTCAGCCAAGGCAATGAACTGGTCACCCTCGACCAAACCGTAACCGCTACCTACGCCTCAGGTACCGGCTACAACATGTTCCTCGACTTCCCAGTCGCCATCCGATTCACGATCAACGGCGAAACCGATGGAATCGAAGTCCCCGCCGCGGAATGGGTCTCGTTCTTCCAGCTCGATCCCAATACCTGGAACAACGTCGATAGCCGCAAATCCACACCTGGCAACTTCGTAAACTGGACCCGAGTCATCGGTGCATCCTACGGCGAGGCCGGCGTCCCGCGCATCAAGCTCGTTCCAACGCCCAACACCGATGGCACCCTCTTCATCCTCGGGAAGAAGCAGTCCCAGATGCGGCAGTTCGGCGAGAACCAAGCAATCGTCAACGACAGCAACTTCGAGCTGCGCGGTGTTGAGAACGCTCTGATGGCCTACACCGAAGGCGATCTCCTCGAATACTCCCGGCAATACGGGAAAGCCCAAGCCAAGTTCCAAGAGGGAGCCGCTCAGGTCTCCATTATGAAGGATATGGAACGCGGCCAGCAGCAGCAAATCAGCCGCATCATTCCTGATAGCTTGTACGATTACACCTTCCAAGACATCCTGTAATCCGCCATGCCATTCCAATCCTCAGATGCTCTTGATGATCAGATGCTGTTGGATGGAAGCACCGGCTTCAGTACCGGTGTTGTCTCTGCTACTCGTCCCGATGCCATCCCTGCTACCAGCATGGAGTCGGCCATCAACATGGACTACGATGACTTCGGCAACCTAGTCACTCGTCTCGGATCGGTTTCACTCGCCGGCAACAGCGAATCCAGAAACTGGGAGGAAATCCTCACCGCTTGGAACTTAACCACCTCCAACTACGGCAGTAACCTTCCGACAAACGCGGAGGTCTATTCCGGATTTTACTTCGATACCGCAGCGTCCGAGCGACTGGTCATCGCGGTCAATGATCGTAACGCCAACACCCAAAACCTCTACTTCGGTTCCCCCGGCGTTTCGTACAACGCGATCAGCGGCGCGACGCTCAATGCCTCAGCCACCTTCGTCTACTTCGCTCAGCTCAATGACAAGCTGTTCTATTCCGATGGCTACGGAACCCTGAAGTACGTCTCCAGCGCGAATCTCAATAGCTCGATATCCGCCGGCAAGATCAGCCGCATCGATGTCATCAATCAGGGAAGCGGTCACAACAACATCCCGACAATCACCATATCCGCACCCCCAAGCGGTGTGACCGCAACCGCGGAAGCAAGAATTGGTGGCGATGGAGCGGTTCTTTCCATCGTAATCCTGAACCCCGGCAGCGGTTACATCACCGCCCCCACGGTCACCATCTCGCCAGCCAACCAGTCTCACGCGGTCGCTTTCGTATCACTCACGCCACCCAACAAGCCGCTCTACCTCACCACCCATACCAACCGGCTCTGGGCCGTTTCCGGTGATACCGCCATCCAGCCCGATACCCTCTACTTCTCGGATATCCTCGATGGCGAATCCTGGGATCCGCTCGGCTCAATCCGAGTCGGTGGCGACGGCGATCCTATCAAGGGTCTGTACTCGTGGTTCGGTTACAAACTGCTCGTCTTCAAGGAACGCTCAATTTGGAGCGTAGATGCCGATCCTACGAAGGATCCTGCCGATTGGATTATATCACTCATCAGCGGCAATATCGGCTGCTCATCGCACCGCTCCATCGCTGCGGTCGGTGCTGACGTATTCTTCCTGTCCCGCGACGGCATCCGGTCGATGGCGCAGATCCAAGCTGGTACCCAGACAAGCGTCGGCCTCGCGCTTTCCAGCCCCATCAACGACTTGATCAGCAAGATCGACAAGACCAAGCTCGACCTCTGCGACGGCGTGTTCTGGAACAACCGATATCTCCTCGCCGTCCCGTTCGTTCTCGATGAACCAAACGGACTTGGACTGGAGAGTGAGTTCGGTGTTCTCCTCGAATCCGGTTCCTTACTGGAACTCGAAGCCGCTTTCCCCCGGAACAACGCGGTCATCATCTATCACTCACTGGCCCGCTCTTGGCTCGGGTACTGGGACAACTGGCAGGTGAACGACTTCTTCGCCACCTCGTTCTCCACGTTCGGACCCGTCCTCATGTTCGCAGGCGACATGACCTCAATCTCAGCGGGAGCAGGCCAAGTCTGGTCATTCAACGACTTCCTCCCGAACACCCGTCTCTCACCGGTCGCAAGCTCCGCGTACCTCGATGGCGGATCCCGTTACCAGTCGAGCGTGATCACGAAGGCGTACAACCTGAACGAACCCATCCCCGACAAGATCGGGTACAGCGTCCAGTTCGCGTTCGATAACCCGTACACCACTTCCAATACGGACGCTGCGATCGCCTACTCGACCGACATGTCGGGGACGTTCACGGACCTAGATTCCAGCCTGACGATCACCAACTCGCAGAAGTTCCTCAAAGCGTACAACCTGATCAGCAAGGGACGCTGGAACAACATCCAGTTCAGGGTTCAGACCAACCCCAACTCGGGCGGTCGCTTGTCCTTGCAATCCACCATCCTCTCTGGCTTCGTTGATTCGGTTAAACCCCAACAATGAACTCATTCCCAACGGTCAGGATGATCCAAACGCTTGAGCAAGAAGCCAGAGTCTTGCAGGCTGCCCGCGATAACAATGACTCAATCATTCATCCGTCCCATCTGGTCGAAAGGAATGGGGAGATCATTGGCGCATCGTCTTTTGGAAGGGTGCCAGTTCTTTTGCTTTGGAATCACACCGAGAAGGTGTCGGCCAGAGACAGCATGCATCTCAAACGAGTCTATGACTCCATAATGGAAACCAAAGGGTTTCCAAGGTACTTCATAGCTTGCAATGAAAACAGCCCATACAACTCACACATGAAGAGGTTTGGGTTTAATCCTATTTGGAAAACAGAGATTTTTGAAGGAGGCGTATGACAATTGAACTAAATGTAGCAAAGGTTCTAGCACACAGTGTAAT